ATCACGAATCCGGGTATTTCATCATCTGGTCGAGCCCGGGGAGATCCGGCTCGCCGCGGAAGTTCGGCATGTTGTTGTATCGGTAGCGGCATGTCTCCCTGGTCTTGTCGCAGCCGGGCTGGTATCGGAATGTGTCGCCGGGCGCTATGGGATAGGGCATCGACATGAAGAGCTGCATATAGCCCGAGGCGTAGTCAAACGTCTTGATTTCCATGCTGCTTCCGGCGTTAGGCCCGGTCAGCCACGTGCAGAGTCCTCCCGCCAGGTAGGCATCGCCGGCCGAACCTGCGCCGGCGAAGTTGGATATCTGAACGACTCCGTTGGGGTCGTTCGCCTTTGTGATGTTGCCGGTCTCCGTCGGCACCGTCTTGCTGATGATGACGCTATGGACGTTGTCCACCGAAAACCACTCGGTCGCGGTTGCCGGAAAACCCGAGGCGTGCGCGCCGTTGATGGAGCTGGCGAGCAGCTTGACCCAATCAGTGGAATTGAGCGTGTAGCTTGCCATGCAATAATAGTTGAAGGCTCCAACCTGCACATTGACGGCCATGCCGACGGTGCCCTCGCCGGTGAACGTGACGGTGGCCATGGTCTCGTCCTGGCCAGGGGTATAGCTTACACCCGTCACGAATGCCGAGTTGTAGTTCCATGACGATACGACAGTGCCGTTACCCGTGTACGCTGCAAGGTTCACCCCGCACTTGGGGTCCCCAAGGTCAGCCCGGCACAGCGGCGAATAGACATCGCCGATCACAGTCGTCAGCGCCTTGTTCAAACCCTGCAGTTCTACCGAGAACGAGCCTGTCGGATGCACCACTACCTCGCCCAGCCAGCCGCTGCGCAACTTTAGCGGCCCCATCGCTTCCGGGGCCGCCCAGTTAACCAAAAAGATCTGCACCTCGGCGTGGTCAAACAGGCCGAGGATAAGGTCTTTCTCGGAAATTTCGGCGTTGTCCAGGATGCCGATCACCTGCATGTTGTCCACCGCCATCGTGTCGTTCGCCGACACCGCGGAGCGCATGAACCCGGTGGCCGCCAGATAGGTGTCGCCACGAAACTGGATATCGGTGTCGTGGTCGGTGAATGCGAACACCCTGCCGTCTTTCCGCGTGATAAGGACGCACGTGCAGACCGAGGTGACCCTGCCGGAAAGGTGAGCGCGCAGGCTGGAATTTACCCCCTTGGGCATCAGTCGGCCGCCAGCAGCTCTACGAGGGTGATGCCGCCCCAATTGAACTCGCCAAACTCCTCGATCGTGACCTTCATTTCGTCGTTGTCGAAGCGGACAGGAACATCGAACTGGCATGCGACCCAGAGCGGGGCTCCGCTGGTCGCCGCGATGGCGCCGCCCACGGCAACAATTCCGGTCGTTGTATCAACGGAGAAATCCGTGGTTGGCTCTCCATTGCACCAAACCTGGACGGTGCCGGCCACGGGCTTGAGAATCGTCCGCACATAGGAAGCTGCGGAGTCCTCATAGAATTTGACAATCTGGAAGTTTGTCGTCGATCCGTCGGTTGCGCCCAGCCACCCCGCTCCCACTCCGTCGTTCGGAACCTGGAAATCCTCCCACGCCTTGAAGCGGAACCCATAGGCACGTCCATTCCTGGCATAAAAAAAAGCTAGGAGCGCATTGAGGTCTTCCTGGGTCTTTACTCCCTGCGTGCAGTCCCACGTGCCGCGCGCTTGGGACCAGTCAATGTTTCGCCTCTCGTACCCGCTGCTCAATGTAAGGATTGTTGTGTGGAATTTCGGCCCGCCAACGACGCCATAGGCAATCTGAGGCGGAAATTGAACCTCGTGGAACGCCGCCACAGGCTAGCCTCCCCTCCGGTTCTGCTTCCAAAGGGCACTCTGCGCTTTGGCATAGAGCTGGCCCTGGGACGCCTTGAAGCTGTCGGCGTTTGGCGTGTTGATGTGGAAGTTGACCGTTGGCTGCTGTATCTGGCGAGCCGAGTTGGAGTTCGCGGGAGTGGTCAGCGCCCGGTTCTGCTGGGCCGTCAGCACGCGCTCGCCACGCTGCAGGATTGCCGGGAACTCATCGCCCGCGAGGCCGGAGTGGTAGCGCGAGGCGTTTGCGAAAACGGCAGGATCAACCAAGTTCCAGGACGGAAACAAGGGGACGACGCCGCCGGTATGGACACCTCCAACAAGCATTCCTGATCCGCCCGACGCCGTGGACGCTATGTCGGTCGCCGACGCGGTCACAGCGCCGCCAGATCCGCTCCAACTGCCGCCACCGCCACCGCTACCGCTGAACAAGTCTCCGACCAGGGATGCGCCCTTGGTCAACAGGCTGCCCATAACGCCGCCCTGGCCGTTCTGGCCAGTCAGCGTGGGCCGGTCGCCGCCGAACAGCGCATTCATGAGCGGGTTGATCACCGCCAACTTCATCAGCTCCTTTTCCACCTCCTTCACCATCGTCGCCATGGTGTCGCGGAAGCGCATTCCGGCGGTCTCGCCCTTTTTGAACGCGGTGGTCATCGCGTCGCCCATGGTGTTGAACAGCTCCCCGGTGAATTGCGCGGCCTCCCCGGCATCGCGGATTTGCTGGGCGGTCTGGGCACCCTGGGCAGCCACCTCGGCCGCCTTGTTGACCGCGTCCGCCTGCGGTCCTGCCGGGGCAGTTTCGCCGGGCGAGAGATTGAGTTTTTGACGTTCCTTCAGGATGGCCAGTTCCTTCGCGCGCGCCTCTGCCGTGGCATAGATCAGCTTGGCTTCCAGCCTGAGACGCTCCAGCTCGTCATCCATGCCCTTGATATCGCGCGCGGCCGAAACGTCGTGTTCTGCCGTGGTCACGGCATCCAACGTCGCTTTGGCCTCAGCCATCGCGGCATTCTGCGCCTCGATTCCCGGCAGCGCGGTCTTGCGCGCGATGTCCTCGGACTTGTGCTGGTTTGCCGCATATTCCGCCGCCTGGCCGCCCTTCTCGATGATTGGGACCATCCTCTCCAGGTTGCGCGCCTCGCGCTCCAGCGCGCCCATCTCGGAGGCGGCGGCGTTGCGGGCGTGAGCGACCGTCGCGAGGTTCAGGGCAGCCACGGTTTCATTCAGCGCCCGATTGTACTCCGTGCTGCCCTCCACGCCCTTGGTGCGGGCGTAGGTGACCGCCTTCTCGAGATTTACCTGCATCTCCAATGCCAGGGCGTTGCCCTTTTGCAGCGGCAGCAGGGCCGCCAGGTCGGCGGCCTCTCGCTTCAGGGCGTCGGTATGCTCGGCGTTGTCCAGGCCATACTTCGCCATGGTTACCCGGTTGAGCGCGGCAACCTCGTCATCGCGTGCCTTGACGTATGCCGCGTCGCCGACCTCTCCGTACTGGCGGGCATCCTCCGCGGCCCTGTCGGCGTTGGCCTGCAACTCCACCGCCGCGGCGCCTTCCTTCACCAACGCGGTGCGGCCCGCTATGGCCGCGCCCTCGCGTACGACCTTTTGCGTGTTGTCGTTCGCCGCGGTCGCCAGCTTTGTCCGTTCGGCGGCCAGCTCCGCGCCCATTGCGGTGACGTCGATGTTCATCTCATCGCCCGTCGTCTCGCGCGCTTTGATCCGATATTTGTTCACGATGTCGGCAAACTGGCGGGCCGCGCCGGCCTCGGCGGTGAGCGGCCTGACCGCATCCTCGGCGGCGCGGGCAAGGAGCTGCTGCGGCTGCAACAGGTCGGTGTGCGCCCCCTTCAGCTTCACCAGCGCCTCGTTCCAGAGGGTGATCTGTTTGATTATCTTATCGACCTCTTCCTGATTGCCCGTGGCGTTGGCGTCGAGAAGCCGCTTTCTCGCGTCCTCGATGCCGGCGACTTCGGTCGCCTGTTTCGCCTCGTTTTCAGTCAGGAGCTTGCTGAGCACGCCGGCGGCGTCGCGCTCCTTCTGTGCGGCGTCAATCCTGTCCTGGGAAGTCTGCCTGACGCCATACACGTCACCTTCCGGCGAGGGCGGACCGAGGTATTGCGGACCGATGCCCGGCGAGGCGCCTGGCTGCCTCTCCATCTTCGTGAGGTATTCGGAGGTCTCTTTTTTCAGCAGCGGGCTGCCGACCTTGTCGGGACCGGCGTTGTAGCCGATCTCCACCGAGCGGATATCGTGACGGAACTGCGTGTAAAGGTCCTGCAGAATGAGCAGGCCCATACGCCGGTTGTCTTCCTCTTTCGTGATGTCGTAGTGCGTGCCGTGGGCCTCGTTGTAGCCTGCAGCTGTCGCCGGCATCACTTGCATCTCGCCCAACGCGCCCGCGCTGCTTTTCAGCACGCCGCCATGTACGTTGAACTGCGATCCGCCGCTTTCCACCCCGGCGATTTTGATCGAAAGGTCAGCGACTGCGGGCGCGATGTTCTCCAACGCGCGGGCCGACGCGAACAATTTCTCCTGCGCGGCATCGGAAATCGGACGCCCTTGCCCAGCGCCGGCGCTTTCGCCAACACCCTCGGGCAGCGGAGCCACAGCGGCGCGTCCCGTGGCCCAGTTAACGCCGGCGGCGATGGCGTCGAAATACCATTTGATGCTCAGGATATCGTCAGTCATGGCATGGACCTGATCCACCATGGCCGCGTTGACGGTGGCGCCAAAGCCCTGCTCGCCGGAACGCGCGGCATGGTCGGCTCCGGTGATGGCCTTCGCCAGATCGCTGAAAGCCTGCTCCAGCGGGGTCACCCGTTCCGTGGCGCCCCCAACGGCCTTCTGCAGCGCCACCATAAATTCGGCGAAAGCCCTGGTCCGGTCTCCGCTTTCAACGAGCAGCTTGATATGGTCCACGAGAGTCTGGTCGAACGGGCGGAATCCCTTGTCGCTCAGGATTTGCGCTTCCTGGCCGGCATCTTTCATGGCGCCGGCGAGTGCCTTGGCTTCTTCGGGGAGTGAGGTGCCCAGGCTCATGGCGAGGTCGTTCGCCGCTTTGGTGAGGGCTTCCAGATCCTTCTGGCTGCCGTGGAACTGCGGCGCGCCACCGAGCGCGGCCGTCGCCGCGCGGGCGTCGGTCGTCGAGATGCCGGGGGTGACCGCCGCGATGTGGTAGGCGGCGTCGGTGGCCTCGTTCGCCATGTCCCGGAAGTCGTTCCGGCGCGCGGCCATCATGTCCATCATTTCGTTGAGCCGGCGCGACGTCACCTCCGCATAGACGCCCAGCGCAACTACGGAGGCGGACACTGCGGCAAAGCCAATGATCGCCAGCCCGACCGGCGACGTGATGGCCTTCCAGGCAAGCTCCGCGATCTTGTCGAGTTCGCCCATGCGCTCTGCCAGGACCATCAACGAGCCGGGAATGCGGTTGAAGTTCCCGGTGACAACCTCGTGGCCGAGAACCATAAACTCGCGCGCCGTGCCAGCCGTGGCGAGCTGCAGTTTGCCCTGCTCCTCGGTGGATTTCTCAAAATCCTCAATGGACTTGGCAAATTCCTTGCTGGCCTTCGCCCTCGCTGCCGTCGCAACTCCTTCGGTGATGGCTCCGCTGTTTGCCAGTTTGGAGATGTCGGACCTTTTCTTTTCCGCCGCCTGGTAGATGGCAAATTCGGGGTCATATTGGGCACGCAGCCTGTCTTCCTTCGCTTGCGCTTCGGCGGCCCTATCCCGAACAACGTCCGCCGGCTTTTGGCTGGCCTTCATTTGGGCGTTGATTTCGGCCTGCACCTTGTTCTGGTCACGCGCGGCTCGGGTAGCGATCTCCGTGTCGCTCGCCAGTTTTCTCTGCGCCGCTGCGGCGGCCAAAAGCGCATGCTCGGTACCCTGCAGGGGAGCGTTCGAGGCGGCGAAGGCCGCGGTAATCCGCTCCATGGCGATCTCCGCCTGATCAGCCGTGACGGCACCGAAAGCCTGCGCGTTCGCTACCGCCATGAGCTCCATTTCGTAGGCTTTGCTCGCCGCATACACTGGGTCGATTGCGGCGCGCAGGCGGTCCATTGCCGCCGCGTACGCGTCGGTGTCAGCCTGCACTTTGGAAAAGTCCACTCCGAAGAGGGGGTTGGTAGCCGCCGTTCCGGTGCGCGAGTTGGCAGACGCCAGCGCGTTCCTGGACGTTCGCTGCGCGGTTTCCGCGGCGATCATGCGCCGGGTCATCTCATCTTCGGCAGCTGAAAGAAGCCGGGTCTTCAGCAACAGACCATCGAGCGGGGCGTGGCTCGCAGCATAGGCCGCCGTCAGACGCTCCATCTCCAGCTCGGCTGCCCTGGCCGATATCGCGCCGGTCTTTTGCGCCTGGGTCACAAGGTCGAGCTGCTTTTCGTAGGCTTTGCTGGCGGCGTAGACCGGATCGGTCTTTGCGCGCAGATCCTCCATTGCCTTGGCATAGGCTTCGAGGTCAGCCTGCCGCTTGGCATAGTCCTCGCCAGAGAGGGGGTCAGGAGCCGTTCCGCCGGTGCGGAGCTGGTCCGGGCCGTCACTGGTGCGGCGGGCGGCGTATGCGGCCTGGGCGTTGCTCTGGGCGCGGATGGAAGCCGTGGTGGCTTCCGTGCGGCGGGCGGCCTCGGCTTGGACCGTGGTGAACTGGTTAACGAGGGAAATGCCCCTGCCAAGCGGGGAGAACGACTCCGAGAAAGCTGACGTGAACCTCTCCGTGGCAAGCGCCGCCGCCTCGGCGTTGATGACGCCGGTGGCGAGCGCCCGGCTGACCAGATCAAGCTGCGCCTCGTAACGCTTCGAGGCGGCAAACAGAGGGTCGATGCTGGCGCGCAGCGCGTTGGCAGCATCCGATGCCCGGGAGAGTTCGGCCTGGGCAGTGGCCGCAGCCTTGGTCGCCGCCGCAAATTCCTCGGTTTTGCGCGTTGCGTCCGCCATTTCGGACGAGACCACGCCCAACCGGATGCCCCACTG